TGGAGTATTTGTGCGGACATAACTTTACTTGCTGGCATACTTTATCTAGTCTTCTTTTGATGGGGGCGAAATAGGATCGACAGGCAGGGACGGATGAGTGGAGAATTGTCGGGTGACTCCGTAATTGGTTAAATTACTAAATGCGAATGATAATTTTGCATCTCAAGATTTCGCACTAGCTGCGTAATCGGATAGGGTTTCGGTGGGTTTCCTAGTAACAGAATAACCCACCACCTTAATAAAAAAATGAAAAGGGAATTGACAAATAACTATTACTATGGTATAATCTGTTAACAATGTCACTGATGATATTGTCATCATCTTGAAAGGATGAATTACTATATGACTACGATTACTACAAAGGCAGCTAAGGTTGTTGCCGCACTTGAGAGTGGAACTGAACTTACTGCAAAGCAAATTAGCGCACGATATGGCGTTAAGAATGCTCGTGCATTAATTAGTTCCCTTCGTATGCAGGGCTATCCTGTATACCTTAATAAACGGGTCAGCTCGTTTGATGGGGAAACCTACAGCAAGTACCGTTTGGGTACTGCATCACGTTCTGTGATTGCTGCTGGTTATCGTGCTAGCGCGATGAGTGTTTAACTAAATAATTGACTGACGGGTGATGCCGTAATACATCCGTGAGGGGCCCACGGTTAGCCCCTCATCTTTATTACAAAAAGGAACTACTGTGGCATTAATGACGTTTAATACATCGAAGACATTTTCAATGAATATTGAAAACATCGCTCTTAAAAAAAACATTACACATATGGAAGCAGTCCTTGACTACTGCCAACGTAATGACCTTGAACCAGACACAGTGGGTAATCTCATATCCAAAAGTCTCAAAGAGAAAATCGAAGCAAACGCTCGAGATTTAAACTTTCTTCCAAAACAGGCTCAACTTCCCATTTAAATTATGCAACCCATAGATATCTATCTTATGTATTGTGCTATGAAGGCGCACTTTGGTAAGGGTAACTATGACTTTGTGGAATACAAAGGCAAAACTCGCATCAAACGTGAAACCTTTTATAAGCGTAAGGATAGGCACTTCTTTGTGCGTCTCTCACGCAAATATAAGACAGAGTTAGAAATCAAGAACTACTTCGTGGCCAACTTCATCAAAGACAAGAAAGGTTACATCGCTAACTTCAGTGATGAGAACTATGAGTCATGGAAGTTAAAGCGACAAGGATTCTTTGGCTTGTTTGAGGTAGAGATGACTCCACTGGTTCAAGCATTTGAGAACTTGTTTAAGATAGAGAAAAATCAGCACCCCAAATTGATGAAGGAATTTCTTGGTAGTCGTGTCTCTCTAGAGACGATGGTTATATTGGAAGAATTGGTTAGCTATGAAAAATCTTGGGATAAACAATTAGAGGATGATATTATATGGCCTGAATTAAAAAAACTTATGAATGACTACAAAAGGTTCTTGACAATTGATCGAGAACAGTATAAAATAAAACTATTAAATCTTATAGAGGAGTCCAGTTGATGGATAATAAGACGGTACGAGTAGAAGGGTTCTTTGAGGCACGATGCCAAGAACTAGAACGAGAAGTTAAGGCAACACAGTTCAATAACGCTGAGTTGGATATGAAGAACAAGCAATTGTCTGAGCGAGTTGAGAAACTTGCAAATAGACACCCTACCTGGCCAAAGAGTTATAAGCCACAACGACAGTTTAACTCTAACAGGTAAATGGTTTGCTGGCATAGTTAAACGGTATAACAGTTGATTTGTAATCATCCATTCGAGGTTCGATTCCTTGTGCCAGCACCACACTTTAAGGATATATCATGAAAGTAAGCTTGATATCACATTCCACACCAGATAACCTTATCGGTGTTGATGACGCACAGGAGCTTATCGCATATTGTGCTAGAGTATCAAATCCCGACAACCAGAACAACAAGGAAACCAGTGAGAAATTGATTAAATATCTCATTAAGCACAAGCACTGGTCACCGTTAGAGATGGTATCTGCCTGTCTAGAGATTGAGACAACGCGAGACATTGCACGGCAAATACTACGTCATCGCTCGTTCTCGTTTCAAGAGTTCAGCCAACGGTATGCAAACCCCACCAAAACTCTGCCCTTTAAGGCAAGAGAAGCACGCTTACAAGACACCACTAATCGTCAGAACAGTATTCCTTTGGATTTTGACAATGAAGATGAACGCCGATTATTTGAAGACTTTCGTATGAAACAACATGTATTGTGGAGAGAGGCAGAGAAAATATACAATTGGGCAATCGATAAAGGTATTGCAAAGGAACAGGCAAGGGCAGTTCTACCAGAGGGTATGACTGTATCCAGATTGTATATGAATGGCACACTGCGCTCATGGGTTCACTACATTGATCTACGGAGTGCTAATGGTACACAGAAGGAACATCAGGAGATTGCAATTGCCTGTGCTGCTGAGATTGCAAAGATTTTCCCGTTGATGGATGAACTATGAGAGCAGTAGTTCTTGGTAATGGTGAATCACGCAAATGGTTTACTGAGAAATCGTATGAGGTGGATGCTGTCACATGGGGCTGCAATGCAATCTATCGTGATATGCTGGTGGACAACCTTGTAGCAGTTGACTATGGAATGCAACAGGAGATTTACGACTCTGGTTATTGTTTGGAAAATCCAGAATGGCCTGAGCAGGGATGTTGTCATTTTGCAAATTGGAGTATAGTACCATCATCTATTGCTGATATGATGTTTATGGGATTTGATATACCTGATGAGCTAATACATTATAGTAATAAATATACAGAGAATTGCGTAATACAAGGAAAAGACCCTAACACATTGCAAGAGAAGATTAATATAGCAATAAAGTTGAATCCCTGGCTTGATCCTAAAGACCTTGTAATGAAGATGGAAAAAGATGTAGGTGTATGGATTACCTACGTAGAAGAGAATGACATGGTGTGGCCTATTGACTTTCCTGTTGGATGGTCAACGGGTAATACCGCATTGCACCTTGCATGTCAGCAGGGAGCAACAGAGATTTATATAGTAGGGTTTGACCTATCATCATATGATGAACCGTTGAACAACCTATATAAAGGGACAGATAATTATCTGCCCAGTGATGCAAAAGGTTTCAATTCGTTGAATTGGCAGAACCAAATGCAAACTGTTTTTACAGAGTTCAAGGATGTTAAGTTTTCTTGGGTAGATGCCAAAGAGGAATTTATTCAAGAAAATAATCTAAGGTACTTGACTAAAGCAGAGTTTTATGATACAGTGGTAACACTATAAACATACGAAACATATATTTACATAAGGAGATACATATGTCGTTAAGTACACTAAAGAAGTCTAATTCGTTGGATAAATTGCTCGGTGCAGTTCAAATCGAAAACGCGCCCCAAGAAAAGAAGTCCTATGCGGACGAACGCCTTTGGAAGCCTGTGGTAGATAAGACAGGTAACGGTTATGCCGTTATCCGTTTTCTGCCAGCGGTAAAGGATGAAGACCTTCCTTGGGCAAAGGTCTGGAGCCATGCGTTTCAAGGCCCCACTGGCCAGTGGTATATTGAGAATTGCCTTACTACCGTTGGTCAGAATGATCCAGTTGCAGAAATGAATTCTGCATATTGGAACTCTGGCCTTGAGTCGGATAAGGAGATTGCTCGCCGTCAGAAGCGTAAGTTGCAATACTTTGCAAACATTCTTGTTGTTGAAGACTCTTCCAATCGTCAGAACGAGGGCAAGGTTATGCTCTATCGCTTTGGTAAGAAAATCTTTGATAAGTGCATGGAAGCAATGCAACCAGCATTCAAGGATGAAACGCCTGTCAATCCCTTTGACTTCTGGGAAGGTGCGAACTTCAAGCTGAAGATTCGTAAGGTAGACGGCTATTGGAACTATGATAAGTCAGAGTTCGAAGGACCATCTGCTTTGTTTGATGATGATGACAAGTTGGAAGAGGTATGGAAGAAGCAGTATCCTCTGTCAGAGTTTACTGCGGCCACTAACTTCAAGTCATATGATGAGTTGAAGACACGCCTGAACGCTGTTCTTGCAGGAACTACTGCGGTAGGAACTGCTGCAGAAGTGATGGAAGATGCGCCACGGGTTCAACCCAAGGTAGATACAAAACCTGCTCCTAAGCCTACTGTTGATAATGGTAATGATGAGGACACTATGTCCTATTTTGAAAAGTTGGCAAACGAGTAAGAGAGAGGGGGGAGAAGAAATTCTTCCCCTTTTTTACCCTGTAGCCTTGTAACCATACTCGAGCAATCTTCCATATTTGGGATTTATCAAATATGATTGACCACTTGGCCCTGTAGTTGTATGTGACGATTTTACGCTTGCATCAGTATTATAAGTATATCCACCACCAGTAATGGGCGGTGCCTTAGCGTTCCTAGCTATTTCGTCTTTCTTCAGTTCATCAATTTTACTACCTTTGCCAACCTTGTTAAGATTATTAATTTTCTTTTGGTCTTCACCAAGGGGGTTGAATCCCATATCTCTGGCGGCCGCCACACCACTGAGGCCAAGAGACAAAGCAGTCCCGGCAAACGGCACTAGTCCCGCTGCGCCCGCTCCGTACTCTAATGCAGCGCCTACAAAGTCACCTTTCATAGCTTTCTTGGTGCCGAAATATAGTCCCATCAGTAGTCCAAGACCCGGAACAGCTTTAAGTGTACTCTTCAGCGCTGTTTTACCGACACCCTTTGCGACACTTTTTACACCCATCGATTTTACCACTGCGGCAGTGGCCTTTGTAGTACCTTCGGCGGCTGCTGGAAGTGTGTTCTTTGCTAAGTTGGCTGCCGACTTCATTACAGTAAATTGAGGATTTTTCAGACCTTTTTCAGTTAATTCATAAATCGTCTTGCCTGCTTTACTTACCATCGAACCGCCACGTTTCGCAAGTGCTTCAGCAGCCTCTTTTTTTCCTAATGCAATTGCAGCAACTTTCGCAAGTTTTGCAGCCTTCGCAGCTTCGGCCGTTTTCTTTGCAAGCGCTGCGGCAGTACTTTTCTTTAGTGCTGCTGCGGCTGCCTTTTCAGCAGCCTTTGCCGCTTTGAGTGCCTCCGCAGCTGCTTTCTTGGATGCCGCTGCAGCTGCCTTTGCAGCCACTGCTCGAGCAGTTTTCTCTTTTGCAATTTTTTCTGCTGCTTCTTTCGCTACTTTTGCGGCCAATTTTTTTGCAGCCGCTGCGCTGGCTGCTGCCGCAGCTTTTGATGCCGCCGCAGCGGCCTTTGCGGCTTTTGCTGCTGGTTCGCCACTTATTCCCAGCATTTTTCCTAGTAATTTAAATGTACCTTTTATTGCTGCAAAACCTAGTGTCAATGGTGCCAATATTAACTTTATTGCTGCTTTACCAGTCCATTTAGCGGTAAGTAGCCCAAGCCTGATCAGGAACGATCCTGTGGGAGCAAAAATTTCAGCAAGTTTAGTAAACCCTGCACCTACTCCACCTTTTTCACCAAAGAATGCATCATAAAGTTCTTTTGCTTTTGGAATTATTACTTCACTGATATATGCTGATAACTTCTTGAAGGTATCACTTTGCAGAAATAATCCAAGTGCAATCAATAACCCACCAATCGCAAGAGTAGAAAGAAATGCTTTTGCACCAGTTATTAACACCTTCTTACTATTCGCCCACATTCCAGCGATGCCCGCCCCAATTTTATCAAGCCGGTCGCCATTCTTCTTTGCATCAGCCCGCATATCTTCTCTTATTTGTTTTTTAGCAGCAGGAGTCTCTGCATCTGCAAGGCGTTGTTTAAAGTCTTCTTTTCGTGCCTCAAAACTCAGTTTAGAATATTCTTTATTGTCCTCTGCAATCTTACCCTGATCTTCCAGTTGTTTTTTCATTGCAACTGCCTGACCAGCAGATGATTGTTGCCATTCCGCAGTTGCCTCTGCCTTCTCAGCAGTGATCTGCATATTCAAGTTTAGTTCATCAAGAGCATTTTGAGCCTCTGCTTTTTCTTTTGTTGGTCCAAGACTTGAATTTATTTGTTT